GTTCAACGACTAGCCGAAAGGCGTACACTCAAGCGAGTGGAAGTGCGGAGCACCCTGATCGGGTGAAGATATAGTCTGAACTGCCTGGGAACAGGTAGCAGTCCCGAAAGGGACGGGTCAGGGAGTAGCGAACCTGATTGAACATATTGAAGACATCGCAGATGGCCCACCAGATGGCTCGACGCACGAAGGAACTGAAGCGCAGTGTCGAAGCGGCACTCTTGAGCAACCAGGCCAAGGCCACAGGAAACTCAACGACTGCGCGAACCTCCGCAATGATTGGTGCCTGGTTGGACACTAACACCAGTTTCGATGCCACGTCCGGTGCCGATCCGGTGACAGTTGGATCAACTGCCCGAACCGACTCCTCGGCTCAACGAGCATTGACTGCCTTATTGATCAATACCGTGATGCAATCGTGTTACACCGAGGGTGGTGAGCCAGATCGCTTGATGGTTGGACCTTTCAACAAGACTGTGGTTTCAACATTGACCGGACGATCTATCGCACGGGAGATGATTGATTCCAACACTGCGGGATCAAACGTAACCGTGTTTGCGACCGACTTTGGAGACCTCCAGGTGATGCCAAATCGCTTCCAGCGTGAGCGGGACGCATTTCTCATATCGCCCGAATTTGCGAAGGTTTCCTACTTGAGAAATTTCCAGGTAAGTACCCTCGGAAAGACCAGTGACGCGGAGACCAAGCACTTGGTGGTCGAGATGGGTCTGGAGATGACTCAGGAAGCGGCTCATGGTGGAATTTTTGATCTGACCACTTCCTAATCCTTAATAAAACTGCAGGTTGGAATTATGTTGACCAAACAGATCTTGGATCATACGGGACATGTAATGAGTGAGTTCTATGTTGATGAAGTAGACTCGCGCAACCTGCAGATTCACCACAAGGTCACGCAAGACGTCGAGCCAACATTGAAGTTAGCCAAGGTCCTGCGTGACAACCAACACCTTGATAATTTTGCAAACAAAGATTCTGGCTGGAAGAGGGTTGCCGAGATACCCAGAGTTCTCTACGACCAACTCGCACAGCAGGGGATCACCAGGGACAAAAAGAAATTCAGAGCATGGTTGAATGATTATGCCAATCGTCCATTCCGAGTTTGGGAAGGACATCTATGACGTTTGATGAACTGAAAAGCAACATCGCAGACTGGCTCAATCGAACAGATCTGACGAGTGTGATTCCTACGTTTATCACACTTGCCGAGGCACGACTGAATCGACAGTTGCGAACAACGAACCAGTATACCCGTGCAGATATTAGTACGTCTGATCAGTACCTCTCCATGCCAAGTGATTTCCTAGAGATGCGGCATCTGCGGATGACAAACCCAAAGGAGAGGGATCTGGTGGAAATTGCAGCTCATGCGATCAATGAGTACACCGACACCAATTTCATCGCAGGACTGGCGGACTCGTATCCCAGATATTTTGTCTACGGCAATGCCTTGCGGATCATCCCCACCCCTGCTGAGTCGATCACCTACGAGATGTTTTACTACGCGAAAATTCCAGCACTGTCCTCAACCAACACAACGAACTGGGTTTCTACCTCTCACCCAGACGCATATTTGTACTATTCATTGATGCAGGCCGCACCGTATCTGGGAGAGGATGAACGGATTGGAGTCTGGGCACAGCAGGCCGAGAGGGCAGTTGCAGAGATCCAGGCATCAGATGACAGACGGAGAACGAAGGGCAGCAGGCACTCCCTCAACTTTCAGGCCATGTCATGAGTGTCAAGAAAACGATCTATGGACTCCAGGCGTATGGAATCGGGAATTTCGTCCGTGAGGTCAGATTTGTGACAGCAACCCAACCAACTGCAAATTGGACAGATCGACCTGATCTAAATGAAGACTTTTGGGTGAAACGAACCCCTAGCGACAAGGCATGGAATGGCACTGAGTGATTCACCTCCCACCACGACTAACTACAGCATCACCTTGCCAGAAGTGGGGAAGGACCGAAATTCCTGGGGTGGAATTCTGAACTCTGCTCTGCAGGATCTGGAAGACGAGATCTATGCAGTCGACACCGTTTTCGGAGAGGTTTCGGATTCGGTGACCCCGTCCCTCGCCTACAAACTTGATCAGGCAGACAGCAACGCCAGCACCGCACTGACGAACTCGAACACGGCAGTCGCAGTTGCCACCAAGATGATCAACGCTTCTCTGGTGACTCTACTGTCTGATCTGGACACGTTAGAAACCGACCTAGCCAGTGCAGAGGCCCAACTTGCGGCTTCTGCGGCAGAACTGCAGACACTGCAGGAAACTGCAGACGAAGCGTTGGTCGAAGCACAGGCCGCCAAAACAGCAGCACTCGCAGCACTTGCTGCCTACAGTGGATAAGATCAATGCCTAGTTCTTCCACCAACTACTCATACGACATCCCCACCGTTGGGAGCGACAGTACAACCTACGGGACGATCATCAACCAGTTTGTCGAATCGTTATCTACAAAACTCAAAACGGTTTCCGACAAGATCAATACTGCTGGCGTTGGTGCGAGTTCCACGCTGGCCCAGGTAAATAGAAACATCGCGCAGGTTGATGCGATCAACAGCAGAATCCCAGTTGGAGTCGCAGACCTCCTGCCTGATCCGTACTCTGGAGCAGCCACCCCAGTCTCAACCTGGCCCTACTTGAACAGCGAACTGCAGGCCGAAGGGTTCAGTCCTCCCACCACTGCCCAGGAGGTGATTGATTTCGATTACTCCGGTTTTGCAGCCTATCTCAGCACAAGATTCGATTCCCTGTCCGCGAGAATCGTGGGACTCGATGCACCCATCACGATTGCAGACAGCAGCACCTTAGTGTGCGAAACCAACAAAATTCTTGATGCGCTTGGAACTACAAAGACGGTGACAACAACGGTAGTGTCGAATTTGGCGCAGGCTACAGAACTCAGTTCTGTATTTGGGACCACGACAGGAGGGGGAACATCATCTTGGAACAATCCTTATTTATCTGGTGCGGGGACCAAGGAGAACGTGTTGTATTCTCCTCAAAATAAAACAATAAAAAACCTTTTGATCAATGAGGGGTTGGGGACTACCAGTGACCTCCCAAAATATGATGGTTCAGGTAACGCCTATAGTGTTTATCCGAATGCCAGATACACAATCACGATCTCGGCAATGGACGTTACTGGTAAAATCCAGAACGGAGATCCAATTGATGCGGGAATTTACATTGACACAACCTACAAAAATAAATTGGTCAATTTAAGATTCACTCAAGCTAGCGCAATCGGTGGAATTTCAGTAATTCGAGGTGATGGTGATCCTTGGTATTTAGACTTAGGAGAGTCTGTAACGTCTTGGGGATCAAGCAATCACTACTCTGGACTCCAGCAACTGACACTAAAATTCGTCAAGGTCACAAATTCCAACAGCACTGTGACTACCTCAACCCAGGTCCCTGTGACGATTGATGACATCGACTTCTCGGATTGCCAATGAGCGACTTCACGACAACCACCAATTTTAGTTTAAAGAAACCGACAGTAGGACAGGCTGTTGATCTTTGGGGGAGCTACATCAACAGTAACTTTGATGAGATTGATTCTCAACTGCAGACCCTCACGGTCTCGATTCAGACACCGGATCTGGAGGGGTTGGGGAATGTTCTCAACACGACACCTGCAACAAACGATTTCCTCCGATTTAACGGGGAGAGTTGGGCTGCTGCCACGGTCTCAATCCCTACTAGCGTCGATGATCTGAGCGATGTCGATACCAGCACAACTGCACCCACCACAGGTCAGGCACTGGTCTGGTCCGGTTCAAAGTGGTCTCCGAGCACACCGACTGCTGCGACGATTGCAGATGCGTCGATCACAACCGCAAAACTCGACACGGGTCTACAGACCCAGATCAATCGAATCCTGGTCACTGATGACGACGACACGCCAACGAACGGGCAGATCCTGCAGTATTCCACTGCAGACACAGAATGGAAATTTGCGGACCTTCCAGGCTCAACCCTTGTCACCCTCGGAGATGTCGACAGTGCGGCACTCGCAGACAATGCGCTGCTGGTCTATAACTCCTCGGCAGGAGAGTTCCAGTTTGAAAGTGGATCGACCCTCCGCACGACCTTGGGGGTTGATTCGGCAGGAACAGATAACAGTACCGACATTTCGATCTCATCCTCGACCAGTTACGACTACATCACACTTTCCGCAGGGCAGGTCCTGACGATCAACCAAGTTAATCTTGGGACGGATGTGACAGGGACTCTCCCAGTGGCACAAGGCGGAACCGGAGGAACAACAGCCAGTGCTGCGAGAACGAACCTCCTCCCCAGTCTGACAGGAAACGGGTCCAAGTTGGTTGCAGTCAACTCTGGTGCGACAGATGTCGAGTATATCGCAACGAGTACCCTCAGTATCACCGAATCACAGATCACAGATTTTGGAACCTACCAAGACTCTGATGCAGGGTTGACCAGTATCGCAGGACTGACCACTGCACCGAATCAGATGATCTACACGACTGATGCAGACACCTATGCAGTCACCAGCCTGACGAGTTTTGCCAGGACGATCCTAGATGATGCAGATGCAAGTGCAGTGATTGGGACGTTGGGCCTTTCCAGTCTTTATGCAACTGCAGCACAAGGAGCAACTGCAGACAGTGCTTTGCAGGACCTTGCAGACGACTCATCCCCGCAGTTGGGAGCGGATCTCGATGTGGTGACGCATTCTATTGTTTCGACAGACAATCGATCCATTAATATTACACCGAATGGGACAGGAAACGTTTCTCTAGGGAACTTTACCTTCGATGTCGATCAGGCTGTTGGCGTGGGGCAAGACAACTATGTCCTAACATATGATCACAGCACGACCAGTATCAGCCTGGAAGCAACGTCCGGTGGTGGTGGTGGGTTGTCAGACTTGGAACATTCCAATTCGGTGAGTACCGCACAGACGATCAGCAGTGGTCAGCATAGGATGTACGTTGGGCCGATGACATTTTCAAACGATGTAACGATTGCAGGGAAACTGTTGGTATTTGATGGGCTTTATAACCAAACAGGTGGGACAGCAAACGTAACCGGAACACTAAACATACGGGGTTAGATGGCAGGAGAGATTCAACTAAATTCGACGACGATGGCAACGGAGTCATCTGGTTCGATCACAGCAGAAATGGACACGATTCGTCCAAATACAACTAACGGTAGTTTGACGTTGCAGGGAGACAGTTCCGATGCTGGTGTAACGGGCTTAACGATTGATTCCAGTGGGAATGCTACGTTCGCTCAGACTATTTCTGGTGGCACAATTGGGAGTAGTGTTGTGTTTCCTGCTGGGCATATACTAAGAACATTCTATGACGAATCAGATGCCGCTCAGGAGTCTATAACCACTACTGCATCTACCTTTTCGGAGTTAGACATTTCGATAGCGAGTGGTGCGTCAACTAGCGATTATATTTTAATTATTTTAAATACTAACGGTATTTTTAACGGTGGACTTTCTACTAGCTATATACAAATTGGATTACAGTATTCTACAGATGATTGGTCAAGTTCGAGTCAGCTTGGTTCCGTTGAATTTTATGATCGACCTGGATATGCAACAAGCGCGAGTAATACTGGACTAATCGTATCATCATCAATTAGTGTCAGAGTTAATCATCCTACGACATCAGCATATCGTATTCGTCCTTGGTATCAAGCGGCTGTGAATACTATGTATATAAATCAGCCAACTCTTGATGGTACAGGACCACGATCTACTATGACTGTTTTTGAAATTAAAGGGTAAAATGCAATCTCTAAGATTTTTTGATGCTGTCCAGATTCTAACTGGAAATGCTGCTATTACTGGCAGAACAGATGGCCCAATAGAAAAAATAAGATTTAGAGAAGATTTTACCGATATACCTAGTAATTACGAAGTAAACATAAAATTATCTGAGCTACAAGCAGCCGAACCAATGCGTCAACTACGCATTCAACGCAACCAACTCTTATCTCAAACCGATTGGCGAATGGTATCCGATTATCCAGGTTCTAACCAAACCGAGTGGCAGACCTACAGACAGGCTCTTCGTGACATCACCACACAGACACCATCACTTGACGAAAACGGGCAACTGACGGGCATAACGTGGCCCACACAACCTAACGATTAACAAGGCCGAGCATATGCCAACTGAACCTAAACGAGTACAACGATGGATATAGAATTGATCAAAGAGTTGTCGAACCTGGGTGGATTGTTCATCGCTCTAATCGGTGCAGGATGGTATGTTCGATATATTTCAGATCAGCATCGAGAAGAACGAAAAATCCTCTACGACAAGGACAGTGTAAACGATGAGGCGTTACGCCAGTTGATGTCCAGTTCGCACAATCAGTTGATCCAAATTATGACGGGAGTCAATACCACTCTGAAGGAAATGACGGTAGCGATCAGCGAACTGAAGCAAACGATAGAACACGGGGAAAGACGGTGAAACTCCTGCTTCCCCTGTTGCTTCTTAGTACGTCAGCAGTTGCTACAGAATTGGATTATAAAACCCACTTCCTCTTCACCTGGGCCAGCAGTTGTGTGCAGAAAATCCTTCCAGATTTCCAACGTCAGGGGATGCCGTATTTGGTTGCCGTCAGCATGGCAAGTCAGGGTTGTGGATGTGTGATTGATGAGTTTAGAAAGCACCACACACAGGACGAGGTACTGGGGTTCAGTGACGAAGAGAGGATGGAGAGATCCATGTACTACACACGAATCTGTGCAGGTGAAATCAAGGAGATGTGATGTCGGTCAGTGAATCGAAAAATTTTAGTCGTGATGAGTTGAAGTGTAGTTTCTCAGGTGAATGTAAAATTGAGGAAGATGCCCTGCAAAGACTGCAGGCGCTGAGAGATGAGTGGGGCAAACCCATCAAACTGTCTTCTGCATTTAGAAGTTCTAGTCACCCCCGTGAGAGATTAAAACCCAATGGCCCAGGATACCATCACGGGAAAAACGGTAATGGAGGGCAGGCATTCGACTGTCTGATTGCTGGTGAGGATGTTGTCCCGTTTATCGCTCTTGCCATTAAACACGGATTCAAAGGGATTG